ATAAATTACTTAGGAAGTTGCCACCGCCGCCGACTTGAACTGGATTGCCTTGTGCGTCATATAAAACTTGTTGTTGTTGGCCACCGCCAAACAAACCTAAATTTTTAAATAGACCTTTTTCATCTTGTCCAGGCATTATAAATTCGCCAATACGTCCAAACATGTTACCACCGGTCATTTGTCCGGTCGCTGGATCGTAAACTGGTGCTTCTGCGCCAAGTAAATTACCAATGCCTTTACCAATATTGCCAAATAAACCAACTTTGTCCTGTCCCGGTAACACAAACTCTTTTGCTCTACTAAAGAAGCCACCGAGTCCGCCACCGCCGCCACTTGTTGCAGCTTTAGCACCGCCACCAAGTCCACCGATACCGCCCATAAGTTTGCCTGCGCCATAACCGCCTAGTGCTCCAGATAGAGCTCCTTTTAATCCTTTGCCGCCAACAACATTTGTTGCAGCACCAATCGCACCAGCTAGAACTGGCCCAACTCCAGGTATAAAGTTTGCTAATGGTCCGGCTACAGGCGCTATCTTCTTAGCGACCTTTTTGATTGCTTTACCTATTTTTTTGAAAAAACCAAATTCTTCCAAGCCTGTTTGTGGGTTCAAACTAGCTATACCTAAACCGACAACAGCTTCTTCTGGGTTGATGTTGAACTCTTTGAATTTCTTTTCTAGGGCACTTTCAAATTTACTATCATCCAAAAACTCTGGTGGTATAACCACTTCACCTGGACGTAAATGTGCAAGCTGCGTATCTTCACCAGTGCCTAGAGCTTTTAATTCTTCTGCAAGAGGTGCCAAAGGAGCGGATGCTTTTTGTTCTGCTTTGCCAAGTAGATCTTGTAATCTTTGCCTGGTTTCCTCGTCCATTTCATCCAATGGATCTTTATCATTCGGCATAGCTGTCGATGGATTGACTAAAAATCCGGAATCCATATTACCTTGGAATCCTCCTTCTGGTGCTACTAAAAAACCAGGATCCATGTTACCTTGGAATCCTCCTTCTGGTGATACTAAAAATCCGGGATCCATATTTTGCATTTGTGGCATGGCTTGTGCCTGTTGCATCATATCTGCTGCTTTTCCAGCACCTCGAAATGGTAATTTATAAACTCGTTTTAAACTGTCTTCTAATGCACTCATGGTGTACTCACTGTCACACTACCTATACTCATTGTAGCAGATAATCCAGTCAAGTAAGTTTGATGTTCATACAGATTCCTAAACTCTGTACCATCAAAGGCTTGATGAACCTCTGTCGTAGTGTTAAATATAATCGCTCCAGTAGCAAATTGCAATTCACTAAGCTCTGTAGAATTAAATACTTGTATGGCATTTGGATCAACAGATCCTAGGTTTATTTCTAAAATTCTGATAAGTCTGTTGAAAGTTTCAGCAGAAACTGTATCGCCAGATGCAAACGGAAGATTTGTTGGCAATAATTTGCTCATTTACCTTCTCCCAGATGGCTGTATCTCTACACGAGTATTACCCAATCTCCATTTGTAATTTTTTCTATCTGATTCAGTGTTATCATCGTCACTTTCAAAACGTAAAACAAACTGTCTGCCTCTAGATCTTAAAGATCCAAAAGTGCTGGTAGATTTAATTTGTGTGGTTGAATCAGTCGATAAGGTTTGATTACTAAAATCTCTGCGTTTAACAACTACATTGATAGCTGGATCTTGACTGGTTCCAACATCATTCACAAACAATATATCTGGCAAGATACGTTTTAAGAAAACAAAACGATCGCCGTCTGCTATATCAATATCAGCAGACTCGATAAAGACACCATCCATTGAGCTAGTATCGTTGTTAAAACCTTTTTCATGTTCGTAAATATATTTTGTAGAGGAATCTTCGCCTGCTGCTAAAGGTCTATCTAAAACACCGGCTGCCAACCAACTATAACGCTCTAAAGAGCCAATGCTCCATGAATTTTCTTCGTAGTTGTAAATAGCATACCTAGATATTTCGGTTTCATTGTCTGTTAATGATGGATAGAAAAACCATATCTCAGAAAACTCTTCATTCAGACCAGCAAAACATTTATAGGCTTGTGTTTCATCTAAGTCTGAAAAAATGTAGTCCTGGACTGAACAAGGTAGTTTTTGCACTGCGCCGTTGTAATAATAAAAACCTTTTTTCGACATATAAAAAACACCTTTTGGTGAATTTACCGCAGCTTTAGGTCCAATTAGACCAGCACCTTCATTAATAAGGTTAACCGCAAAAGTAAGTGGTGGGCCTATAAAATTCATTGAATACAAGGATGTATCAGTCCAAATAAGTATCTCTTGTCTAGCTTTTATACCACCTACGATTGATGAACCAGAAGATAATCGTAAAGAACCAGCGGTATTAGTTGTTAATGGCTCAAATTGCAATTCATTTTCTTGGTCACTAAAAGCTATTAACATAGGATCTAGGGTGCCTGTTCTCGAACTACCACTAATCGGATCAGCTCCTAAAACAATTAAATGTCTATCTGTTTCGGATGTTATAACTTGTAAGGCTTTAGTCGGCACTAAATTAGCGCCACTTACAGCTGATAATTCAACTGCGCGTGTTGTCAAACCATCGTTTTCTACCCAGCGATAAATACCACCTGCGCGTGGATTGATGATTAAATTTTCTCCGTAGTTGTCATGTGTCCATAATCTTAATTGGTTTGTATCTGACAAAGCAGTCGCAGATCCCCACGAACCAGCTCCCCAAGTACCAACACCCCAACCGGTTGAAGGCACATAAACATCTAAGCCAGAGTTTATGAGATACTCAGCATCTGTTGCAGAGCCACCATTACCAGAATCACTGGCGTTAGCAGTTACTGTAGATCCAGAAGTATCTTTTGCAGTAATTTCATAAGTATTTGTCCCTGTAACCAAACTGATTTGGTATTCTTGGTTAATAACAGCAGCGGTGATATTGCCGCCCAAAGAAACGGCACTAGAAAAAGTTACAAAATCACCATTGACAGCGCCGTGACCAGCATCTGTAACAGTTAACGTAGAGGATCCATTGGTGGCCGCAAAGGTTGCAGCATTAGTAGTATTTTTACGAACAGGTGTAACATCGTTGTATGTGCCACCTTCTTCTATGTAATATTTGTTGGTGGTCCCAATGCCAAGATATTTTCTACCACCTAATGAAATCCAGGAGTGTAAAGCCCTGGCAGATCCTATTAGTGTGTCGCTGGACAACTTTTCCCAGCCACCTATCTTTTCTACTCGGCCTTTTCTAAAACGTATTTTATCGCCGTCAACCCATCCACCTTCGTTAGCGTAATCGGTTTCTTCTTTATTTATTCCTGGTTTAAAGTTTAACTTGGTCAGCGGCATTTTCAGAGTCTAACATCTGCTGTAATCTTACGCCAATCTGATAATAGCTCCTGTTGCCGTAGCGCTAGGAAAGACTATTGTAAAATCACCAGCGGTTGATGTTTTGTCGCCTCCAAAATCAATCGCACATACAGCTTTGTTTGAGTTATTTGTGTTGTAAATCAAACAGCCTCTAGCTGTAATAGTAGCTGTACCAAAGGTTAAATCTGCAAAGTCAACGATAGCTGTTGTTCCAGAAGTTGTTGGCGTAACATTTGTTAAAGCACTACCGCCGGATGAGTAGTTTGTGCCACTCGCTTGTCCTGTAGTTACAAATGCTGTTGTGCCAGCGCCTAAAGTAGCAGAACTTGTGTACAGAGCTAATTTGAACGAGTCAGCTCCATTAGTAAAATTATGCCCTTCAACAAGTAACTCTTGTTTGAAACTTGTACATATTGCCGATGTAATTGCCATTATAGCTCCTTTAATATTTTAGCCATGTCTTCATGGCCCTGTTCTCTTAACAAATTTGAGTAAGTCGTATTTTGCGACTTAATCGCATTTTTTATAGTATATAAGATTACAGTATAAACTTGGTTTTGAAAAGCTACAGCTTGTTGTTTGACATGCTCGGGAGCATTGTCAGAAATGTCTACAATTTTCTTAGTTGCTTGTGCGGCCCAAAATTCTGCGTCATGGCCCTTGTTTTCTGTTGAATGAACTTCAACTTTACCGAGTACAAAATCGCTTTCTACACTCATAATTATCCCTTATATGGCTCCGGTGGCACAACATCTTCGTTGATTTTTAAACCATGTTCTTCTAACTGTTGATTTATTTCATCGAATGGCCCAATAATAAATCTACCTTCATGCGGCACTGCGACTAGAGGTTTTTCAAGTCTATGAAAGCCATAGAGTTTTTCTGTTGCTGGCACGTTAGAATCTAATACTGTAGATCTACCGCTAATACCAACGATGATATCTTCACTCATACATTTGCTGATCCAGAACTCTACACAAGCTCTGCCTGCTTCTGCAAAGTGCATGTTTTCTTTATATGAAAAATCTATGCCAAATAGATCTATACGACCTACTTTGTTGAACAAAGCAAAGGCTATAGCAAAAGCTACAGTTGTGTTCATATAGGCGCATTTGGTTTCATTGCAAACTTCTTCAACCGGGTATCTAACAGCATTTTTGATACGAGGATCTAATTCGCATGTGTATATGGGTACGTCTGAGGTAGCCATAAGTTTTTTCATGGCCTCTGTTTGTTTACCTGCATCGTTACTGTCAAAAAATCTACTTGCTGGATCTAATGCAAATATTCTGTCAGCTGGATAAACAAGACCTGCTGAGTTAATACACCAAACTTCGTCCCATTCTCGGCTATTTTCTAAACCAATAGCAAAATCAACTTGTGACACACCCAAGCCTATTATTGCAACTGTTTTACCTTCTAAATGCTCTATGCGACTCATTAGCTCACATTAGAGCGGACTGAATCATATCGATATTCGTCGCGTGTGCCACGACCTTCTGAAACATTTTTCATTCTAGCTACCGCCTCCTTAAATCTACCCTCAAGCTGGGCAATGACGTCAGCTGGTTCTTTAAGAAAAATAGCACCTTCTACCAAGGATCCATACAACAAAGCGTCTGGATAATCCGTGGATAAGAATGATGTACCGCTGTCACTACCATTTGTGAGAGATACTGGTTTATGTAAATAATGAAGCTCAACAGTGTAATCTGCATCCGGTATGGGTGAGATCTCAAAAGCTGCTTCATCAAATAAAGAATAATATTTTGGTGTCGATCTAGTCGTTCCAGAAGAATATTCTTTGATGAACGACGGATGTTTAAAATCTAAGTAATCGTAAGTATCAGAGCTGATAATAGCCAAGCTCATTGGAGTATAAAAATCT